ACGGCCGCCACGCGTTTGACGACGATCGCATCCAATGGCGCGACTGCCTCGAACCAAACGAGTGGAGCGGCCCAGACAAAAATAACAGACGGAACAAATATCGCGGGTGTCGTGCCGGGCATCGTCAATGGAGTAACCAGTAACTCGGGGATGGTCCAGTACACATTAAGTTCCACCGGAGCGCAATCAGCAAACACCCCGATTCCGATTACTGTAAGCGGTGACGCGACTCGAAACCCAACGTCAACTACCTACATCGACACCACAGGCTACTCATCGGTTGCGGTGACGGTTGTGTCGATTGGTTCTGGTGTGACCAACATCGAGCGCTATGGCGCAAATCGAACATCCGACACGTTTTACCCAGAATCAATCTCGAATATATCTTCCTCGTCGGGCTCTTCGATAGGAGTTACGATGGGGTCTACTGCAACTATTTATACAGGTGGGCTCGCATCAAGATTCTTACAGTTTCAAACCAACGGCGTCCAATCGAGCGGAACAACGACAATTATTGTCACGTTGCGTTCTACAGGTGCATATCAGCCAGTCGTTCAGTTGGCTCAGGGGAGCAACCCTATTGGGGGACTGGCGGCAGTCACATCAGGAGGGATGAGCAGCTATGCCCCAATCGCTGGACTTCCAAGCTCTCCGACCGTGATCAAGGGGTCAGCCGGATCGCTCTATACCGTTGATATTTATAACCCAAACGCAACCATTGAATATGTTGCTTTTTACAATACCTCTTCAATAACCTATTCTTCCACGGTCCCGATATATTGGTTTGCTGTTTCGGGACAATCCCCAAAAACAGCCAGCTTCACGACGCCGTGGAACTTTTCGAGTACGATCTATTGCGTTACAAGTTCAACCGCTCCCGGCGGGACTTTGACCGCTCCCGGATCGGCACTACTCGGTTCGATCGGATACTTCTAAGGAGGCAACAATGATTTGCTACACAGACGGAAATGGTAACTATTTCATGCCGGGGGATGTAAATGATGGCAACACGGGCGTTCTGGTTACGAGATCAGAAAACCAAGGGGCGCATACGACAGAATGGATGCCGACCGCGTCTTTGCCGCTCCCTGGGTGGACAGTCGCGCCGAATCTCACCGATGTTGGCGGCGGCGTGTGGGTCAACGGTGTATTGGTAGATCCATAGACCAGACCTAGATCTATACAAATCGCCCCGGCTCCAAATGGAGCCGGGCCTTGGTTCGTAGTTTCCGAAGCGGGTGCAGGAATTACAATTGCCGCCAACGTTTCTGCTGGAACTTTGCCGCCAAAAGTTAGTGGCGGAATGTTGTTAATGGGTGTCGGTTAAAGTCAACTCGAAAATGCCAACTTATTTACAGCTAATTAATTCATACAAAGATCGCCTCGATCAGCGAGAAGAAACAGCCGTAGCTGAGTTGCGCACTTACTATCTACCACTTCTTGAAAAATTCATCAACGAATTTGATAAAGTAGTAGAGACGATAATTGACCTTCAAACGCGAAAACAAAATGTGAGTAGCTCACTTATTTATCGCCAAACAAGATACCAAGAAACAATCACAAGACTTGTCCAGGAAATAGAGGCAATTGACAAGATAACAGTTAAGGTGATTTCTCTTGGGCAAAGAGATATGGCAATTCAAGCCATTGACGATGCTGCAAATCTTATCAAAAAGTCTGTTGGAAAAATTCCAAAAACTTTCGACATTGACAGAGCATTTCTTCAGTACAATCACCAAGCCGCATTACAGATGGTTGCACGTCTATCTCAAGGCACTCCACTTCGTAAAATTTTAGAGGCAAATACCCCTGACGTAATTGCGGCTTCGCAAGCGTTTATTGAAGCCATTCTTAAAGGTGAAAATCCTAGAGTTTTACGAGATAAACTTTATAAGCAATGGGGAATGACTTATGTGCGTGCCGAAACTATGGCGCGTACTGAGATAATTTCATCCTATAGAGATTCTAATATTTGGCGCTATAAGCAGACAAAAATTGTTGATATGTGGGAGTGGTCCGCTACACGAGACGATAGGACGTGTCCTGTATGCATTTTTCTCGACGGACAAGTATTCAGTTTAGACACTCCGTTTGCAACGCATCCAAACTGTCGATGTTCACCGCTTCCTGTGACAAAAACATGGAAAGAATTAGGTATTGATATTCCTGAATCAAGACCTGACATTGGATTACGCGGACAAGACTGGTTTAATTCGATTTCTGAAACTCGACAACGTAAGATACTTCATCCACAAAAATTTGACCTCTGGAAAAGTGGAGCAATTACGTTGGAAGATTTAGTAGATTTGTACGATCATCCTGTGTACGGACCATCACGCGAAGAAAGAAGCATAAAAGAACTCAAACGTCTAGGAATTCTCTGATAGATGTATAATGTATACGTCTGTTAGTAGAGTATAGGAGTTGAGTGGAAAATGAGTTTTATGAAGCGATATGCATTCCGCGCAGTTTATAGTGCGCCGGGAGCAGGTGGAAGTGGTGGTGGAACGGGCGATCCAACTGGTAACGATCCAGGACAAAAAACGGCAGAAGAAATCGCAGCAGAAGAAACCGCAAGAAAGGCCGCCGAAGCCGCTGCAAAAAATCCTCCTAAAACGTTCACTCAAGAAGACGTCGATAAGCTAATTTCTGATCGCCTAAAGCGCGAACAGGATAAGGCCGCAAAAGACACTCTAGCCAAACAAGGAGAGTTTCAAAAACTCTACGAAGAAGCGAAGCCTAAACTTGAATCACTTGAAAGCGAACTTACTGCTACAAAAGCAGAACGAGATTCGCTATCCGCAATCGTTAAGAAAACGATTGAAGGGACGATCACTGATTGGCCCGCCGAAATCAAGGATCTCTACGATGCCGAACTCTCTCCAGAAAAGCAACTTCAATGGATTGAAAAAATGAAGCCAGTTGTCGCTAAACTTTCAGGCACAACGGGAACCACCAAACCACCGAAAGTTAATGGTGAAAGCGGACCTCGCGGAAATGACAATAAAACCGCTCGTCCGGAAGAAACTTATCTTACAGGTCGGTATGGTAATTCATTGCCTTCAAACGCAAAGTAAAAAAGGACAAACAAAAATGTTACTAAGACACATGCTCAATCCTTATTTCGGTCGTGCGTTTGCACGATGCGAAACAAGTAACGGCACGGACAACTTTGTAGGGACTCCAAGATGGGCGGCGGATTTCATTGATCCGAAGATGCACGGTCTTGCTCCTTTTCCTGCAAAAGTTGATCCTACGCAGTTCCTCGACGCACAGGCCATTCTTGTGTCCGTTACGGCGGTCGCAAATATCGGCGATACTTCTCTCACTATTTCGCAGATTACTTTGCCGCTGAACGTCAAGTTCATTCCGGCTGGTACAACGCTCTATTTCGGTAACGGAAAAGTTGCAGTTCTTTCTGCACTTTATACGAACGAAGTTTGGAACATCGACACCGACAATCCTTACACCACAGGAACGACGCTTAGTGTGAACGCACTTCCGGCTGCTTTTGTTGGTGGAGAAACGGCGTACTATCTTCCATTTCCCGGTCGCTGTCAAATCAACTCTGGAACGCTCGTTTCTCGAACGTTTGCAGCTCGCGATTCTGGCTCAGGTTTTCATCCAGCGGTTGCGACCGATGACGAGTTCTACATTTTGGCATTCGATATTCAAGATGCGAATATGCGAAATGAGGCAACTCTTTACCGAAGTGGCGCCGGCCTTTCCGTGAAGGAAAATTACCTTCCACAGTGGGCTTCTTTGAACACGCCAGTTGGCGCAGTAAATGAAGTTCAGACAGTCGTTCTTACTGGAGCAACTGGTGGTGGTTTCATCATGTTTGGAATCAACGCTTCGACCGGAAACAAAACGTACTCTCCGCTCGTCGCTTATAACTCAAATCTTGCGGGCATTCAGACTGCACTTAACGACATCTTTGGTGCCGGTCTAGTTGTAGCGGCTGGAACCGTAACAGATTTCACTCTAACTTATTCGGGAGCAGGGTACGCGGGAATGCCTCAGCCGTTGATCGGACTGGACCTCGACGGACTAACCGGATTTACGGCCGCAAATGGCGCTCATACAACTCCCGGAGTTGCGGCGGCAATCAACCCACTTTTGGCTCGACTTCGAGCTGAATATATCTGCGTGAAGGGGACCAACTAATAATCTCTGATTCTTAACTGAAAAGAAGGGACTAAAAAGGACTAAAAAGATGGAACTAAGAGACTTGGTTGACCTTATGATTCGCGACAATGCTTTTACACGCATTCTCAACGATCCACTGGCGCAGTTTGGGCCGCCGAATCGTCACTATCTAGGTGCAGAGCTTCTTCCAGAGGTTATGAAGCCTCTAAACACCTACAAAGAGACTTTGATTAAGTATCGAAGTCACGTCGCAAACGCGGGTACACGATATTCGCAACCATCCATCAAGGGAAATGCGCTTGTTGGTTCCGTTATGGTGGATCTTGGAAACTCGGATGCCGCATCGGAATTTTCGGCAGACGCATACGACGCTTTGATTGAGATTTTGAAGACGTTGCCTGACAACGTAAAAAGCATCTCAGAAGTGCCTCCTGGTGCTATGGCTGAATTGATCAAATGGGCCGACATTACATTGAACGTTCCTCTCGTTGAATTTAACGAGATGACTCGATGGCAAGCGTTGGTCAACGGAATCGTTAATCTTGAGGGTGATAATGGATTCCAAGAAACTGTTCAGTATTACCAAGCCGCAGGACACCGAGTTTCTGCTGGTGGTGACTGGACAAATGACGACTACGATCCTATCCCCGATATTGCCGCCGGTTATCGAATGCTAATCAGCAAGGAATACTCACCAAAACGGCTTATCGGATCGCTCGCAGTTCGCGACACTCTTTTGGCGAATAAACAAGTTCGTCAGCGTCTCGGTTCTTTGTCGTTGATTAGCGGCACAGTTGTCGGTCTTCCTGCCACCGCTCAAATGGATGTTTTGAACAACTATTTGAAGACGATTGGAGTGCCTGCAATTGAGACATATGATCTTCAATACAGAATATCAACTGGAACCATTCGTTTTCTTCCCCAGGGAACGCTCGTTATGACGGGCGCAACTGGAGAGGACAAACAGCTTCAGTTGGACCGTGGTGACCAACAGCCTTTATTCGTCCGAGATACGATCGGATACACGGCTATTGGACGTGCTGCAAATCGTGCCACTCCTGGGCGCGCACAACTTGTCGAATATCAAGACGGCAAGGGCTCGCCTGTGAAGGGTACTGCTTGGCAGACTTCTTTGCCAGTTATTACGGACCCCGAAGGTGTGTACGTTATCAACAATATAACTACCATTGCGACCGGTTAGTTTTAACTAACAAAGTCTAACATTTATAAGGGCACACAGTTAGTCTGCAAATTGTAAAATTTAATGACCGGAAAGCCCTTATAAATCCAAGGAGAATTTTCTGATATGGAAAAAGAAGAAGATAAAGTAGTTCGTCAACGTGAGGAATACAAAAAAGCAATGGCTACTGAGCCTCTTTTTGTAGACCGATTTTTTGTTTTTCATGGCGAGCAGTATTACCCGACGTATCACGAAGGTCCGTTGACCGGAGAACGACGTCCTTATAACGTGAATAACTACACGTTTAATGCTCTCACAGCACGTATGAAAGAGCTTAACGAAAGAGCCGCAATTACGGCCCAACGAGAAGCAGAAAGATTGCGTGCGGCAGAAAGCATTCTACAGCCTCAAAATACGGCCACGGTTCCACAGGGACTTTCAGCCGAACAAGTTCAGCAAATGATCGAGGCTGCTTTGGCTAACCAAAGAGCCCAGTTTAAGGCTGAAATGAATCTTCAAGAATTGCAGAAAAATGAAGCTGCAAATACAGACGATAAGGGTGCCGGCACTTCCGCTCCAAAACCGTTCGTAATTCCGGCAGCAAAGAAGGACTAAAAAGATGCCCTGGGTACCGAGTCAAAATACGCCGTATGCAACCGTCGCACAGATACAAGATGCGATACTGCAAGAATTCGGGTTATCGACCGATTCGGTATCACTGGCTTTAATGCCAATTTGGTGGGGGTTTTCGCCCGATGTTGACAGTTACGGGCAACCCAATCAATACCTACAATATCTATACACAAAAAGGCGAGTCATTATGTACCAAATGGCGCAGGCTAGAAAGTTGTTCGATACGACTGTAGGGACCGATAAATTTTCGACAAGTCAACAGGTAAAAAATCTACTGACTTTAATGAAGTCAACTACTGATGAAATTGCTTACGCCGATCCTGGTGCTACGATACCTTGGCTTGAGTCCGCAGAAGGCATAAATCGTTCGGCTGGTGTCGGCCATATTCACGACTTCTTTTCCAGAGAGTTTTATTACTTCTGGGAGCGCGAATGGCAGATGAGTTATTTGGAATGTTTTGGTCGATGGCCCGGACTTCCATTTTCCGGCGGCGTAGGTTTCGGAATGAGTAACTATTACGGCTGGTAAAATGACTCCACAATTACTACAGGAAAATCGAGATGCAGTTGCAGGCACATTATCTGAATGGTGTGCCGTAATTGAGCGCACCCCTGTAGACCCAACTTCTTCCGCAACTATTTCGGATGGAATGGGTGGATTTTTATCAAAAATTCCCGCGTATACTGACACCGATCCTAGCGATACCGTGCACTATAGAGTTTATAAGTGCAGACGCACTGTTCCGCACACTCTTTTGCGCAACACTCAAACAGATTTTAATACACTAGATCAGGCGGTAAGAACTATTGACCTTATTCTGCCGTATGATGCGTTTATTTATGAGAATAGTTACGTCACAATATGCGATGAAACTGGTGCCCCAATTCCCGACGAAACTGGTGCAAATGTGACCTACAAAACCACTCGTATAGAGTTAGATACTGATGTAATTGTCAGACACATACTTTGCACGCAGGTGATTACCTAGTGGTTGCGTTCAAAGTTAAGATCCTTAAATTCGAAGTTCCGAGAGAGGATTTAGACAAGTTAGCTACTCTTCCAGAAAGAATGGAAAAAGTGTGGCTAAACATCGTAATTAAAACGATACTAAACATTCAACGAGATTCGCAAGGTTTTGTGCCGATAGATCAGGGCGTTGCGAAAGCATCTCATTACATAGTTTATAAAGACGGTCCCGACTCATTTACTCAAGCTGTTGCAGATGCGATGGAAGAGACTCACAATGACTCAAGATGGGGCCACAAACATCGTAGGACCGAAGGACTATTTTTTGATAGTGCGCTTTCGGTAGAAGATGAATCAAGAGTTTTGTCCAATAGCAACTATCTTTGGGGGTTCGTTTGTATAGCGGTTACTTACGGATTTGAACTAGAAACTGGTTTCGAATCTGGTTCGTTAAACGTGGTAGCAGATAACCCCGGAGCTTCACGACCATTTTTAACTCCTGCTGTGATTGAAAATGAGGAACCATTTCTATCAGCCTGTCGATTGTCTTTTGGAGCAGTATAATGTCAGTACCAATAACCGATATTGCGCAAGTAAACGCGGCCATTTATCAGCTACTTCTCAACGTCACTGAGTTAGCTACATTGGTCGGCGTCCATCCAGAGACAGGTGTGCCTCAAATTTACTTCAATAGTGCCCCTCTTAAAGCGACCTATCCTATGTGCATTTTTAGGTACATGGGAGGTGGGTATAAACGAGGTGGTGGTGCCAAGAAAATATTCACAAAAATGACGTACAATATTCAGATCGTCACAGATGATACTTCTTTGGCATCCATTCTTCCTGCATACACAGCAATGGAACCTGTACTTCAACACGATCAAACTGTAACAGATACCGTGTTTATTGGAATGCATTTAGACTCACCGATTTCTCACTCGCAAAATGACAATGGAATTGTCGTACAGTTTCTAGGCTATCAGGTAAATCTTATGGCGTACAATAACGCGACTAAATTCCTAGCTCCTGCGGGTTAGATGTATAATGAAACGTAAGCAGGTTTAAGTAGTGTGAGAACAAATTAAATGAGTAACGCGAATCTCTCAAGAGCATCAATTTACCAAGGCGTCTATATCGGCTGGGAAGCTACGCCTGGAACTATTGTTCCGCCGACAAAACGACTGATCGGAATGACCATTAATCAGGTCCCAAATATTCCGATTAAAACAGTCAAAAACATGGGTGCGAAAGGCGCTGTAGGTTCTCAGCGTGGAATGCAGTTCACTGAGGCCAAAACAGAGGGTGTTGTTGACTTCAATAACTTCGCATATCTTCACACGATGGCGTGGGGTGCTTCACAGCTTTCTTCTGACGAAAATGCAAACGTCGCTTACACGCGATTTTGGAACCCGTCTTCGACACAACCCGCGAACCCTCCTGTCGTCGCTTCTGTACTCCAGGGATCGGTCGCTGGTGCAGAGCAATTTGGCTACGGATTTATGCCAAATTTCGACATCAAATGGACAAAAGATGAACTCACTTTTAGCGGTGAACTTACCGGCCAAAAACAGGATAGAGATGCGTCGTTCACTCCTAGCATCCAATGTACGGTAACTTCACCGGCGGCGGCGGCGGCAATTGGTGTCACAATTGGCGCAAATGTCACGGACGGAACTGTGCCGCTCGGTGTGTACTACACAAATCTCGGAAACCCTATCCATGTAACTGGCGGAAATACGATTGCTATGGGCGCGGCAGAACTTGTCGTTACTGCACTCGTTAATGCACTCGTAGATAACGAGTATTTTGAGACGATTGCAGAGGTTCCTGCTGTACCTGCCGATCCGGACGTTTGGGGCGTCTACATTTCGTTAGACGGTTCAACATTTACGCGACTGGTGGACACTCTCGAAGGCGGCATCACTTGTAACGGAATGTGGGCTCCTGTTTTTCATGCAGACGATAACCCTGCTTCGCCGTCATATCAGACGTTTGATCGAATTGCCGAAAAGCAACCAGAAATCAGCGCAACTTTGACGACAGAAGAAGGCACAGAAGCTGACAACTGGATGACCTATCTTGAGGACGGAATTAAGGTCTGGTTGGGCGTCAAAGTTTTGGGTCCAGTTATCGACACAGACGGGGCCACAAACTATATGTGGAAACTCAACATTCCGTTCCTAGTAACTAAGCCTGATCCTGGCGATAAAGGCGACGTTTATGGAAACACATTTACGTTCGAACTTTGCCACGATCCTGAGTTTGGTTTGTTCCAATGTACTTTGGTCAACAAACTCCCAACTCTGTAAACAAAAACTGAATACAGGATATAATAAGGAGGATGGCGTTTACCGTGCGCTATCCTCCTTATTTGTCGTAAACGGTTTAGCAGCTAAAAGTAGGTAAAAGCAGATGCCAGTACCAATTAAAAAAGTCAATAAAAATAAGGGTCTTAGGACTCTTAAAATGAAGTTCGGAGAGGACACTCTCAACATCGTTTATGATCGCTCGAAATATACACCGAAAGCGGAGCGAGAACTTAACGAGCGAGTTGCCGAACAAAATCTCATTGGAAGTCTCTTTTCAGGATTCCTCGGACAACTCGTTGTCGGATGGGATATTATGGACGTCCATCCAGAGGATACTGAGAAAGCCGAAAATCTCGAAAATTCGATGGAAACTCCTCCTGGAATGAAGGACTACGAAAACGCCGGAATTCGAATGGTTCCAGTTCCTCTTACTGACGAAGCATTTGATGCTTTTCTTTCGATCGAATTCCAAGGCGAATTGATGATCGAACTTGGGAAAGATCAGCGCCCAAACCAGAAGACGTCAGACTCTATGAACAATTTCTAACTAATAGGGGAAAAAGCGGTAAAGTTTTACCTGAATTTACGGATATAGAAGCTGCTAAAGAAGGTGGTATGCCTTGGATGAAAGGAAGCATCGACGATAATCCATCATGGGTGCGCAATTATATAATTGCAAAACTCGGAGCAGAAAGAAGGGTAGAAGTAGTCGCTTTAGATAGAGCGAGACGAGAAGCAAAAAGAAACACAAATAAGAGACGATAAAGAGATGACTACAGCGGCTCGTTTACTTGCGGAAGTCGGCATTGATCCTAGCGATTTTAATGCCGGACTTAAAGATGTACGTCAACGGCTTATTGACGTCGCTAAAGATGTTGATGTTGCGAACAAAGCAATTGATCGCACAAACAAGCAACTTACCTCAAGTAACGAGTCGCTTACAAAATCTCTCGTAACTGTTGAAAACTCTGCTGACAGATTAAGCACTTCCGAGAAGAGTTTAACTAAAGCACACATTGACGCAGAATTGGCCGCTCACAAGCTGGCAACTGCCATCGAAAATGTTCTCCAGAAAAGAGGTGCGTTAGCGGCAGAAACTGAAGATGTTGCAGGGGCCGAATATGCTCTGGCTCGTGCAACAGAACAAGCGGCGATTGCTTATCTGCAAATGGCGAAAGCAGAGTTGACGCTTGAAAATGCTCAGAATTCTCTAAATATTACACAGAGAACTGGGTACGAAACAACTCGCCGACAAATGCTGATTACCTCTCAAAATGCTGAGGCACAAGAAGCGGCGGCACAAGCGGCTCAGGTTCAAGCAGCGTCCCAAGCCACTCTAGCGGCAGAAGTTAAGGCCGCAAATAGAGCTTTATTTGAGCAGTCGCAATTTCAGTTAGCGGCGGCGGCTTCTTCTGCTGAACAAGCACTCAGATTTCAGGCCATGCAAAGGTCCGCAAATCCTAACCCAAGTGGTGCTATGCAAATGGCCGTACTTGGCGCTATGGGTGAGGGTGCAATCATCCCTCAAATTGCGGCTTATAACAGGCTTCAACAAGCATACGAAACTGCGTGGGGAACTCAGACAGCAATTAAGCTGAAAAATTTTGCAACTGGCGTAAACTCTGCGGCAGTACAAATGAGGCATTTTGGAACTGCCGCAACGATGGGAGTTACTGTACCTATCGCGGCGGTTGGTGCGGCCTTATTTATGTCGGCTGTTCAGGTCGATAAATGGAAGACAACTCTTGCTACTGCAATGCACTCTGCAAGTAAGGATTCCGCAGAAGTAAGTTCAGCATTTAATATGCTCGCAGAGGCAGCAAAAGCACCGGGACTTGAAATAGAGTCTACGGTGCAGACTTATTCACGAATGCTTTTGCAGAATGTTGGCTCACAAGATGCGCTAACAATTGTAAAGGAATTCGGTAACCAATTAGGTCTTGTAAATGCAACGGCAGATCAGACGCGCAGAGTCTTCCTAGATATTACGAAAGCAATCGGAACAAAAACCTTTAATGGTCAAGAGTTTCGAATCATGGCGCAACAGATGCCTACTTTGCTCGAAGGATTGCGGGCAGTTTTTCACACAATTGATACTAAAAAGATTGGTGAAATGGGCTTCTCTGGAAAGGATGTTATGCTTGCCTTGGCGCATTACTTCCAGGGAACTGCAAGGGCCGCCGATTCTGCACAAAATGACATCAAGAAATTGAAGCAGGAATTGCTTCTAATGGCAGCAGGAATTGGTAAAGATTTACTGCCAGTTTTTCACGAGTTAGTTCCGGTAATTACTGGCTTTGCAGATGCCGCAAAACACGCCTTCGAGTCACTTACTCCTGAGACTAGAAGATTCGTAATTGAGGCACTTGCCGTAGCTGCATTAGTTGGTCCTCTTTCGACGCTTGCAAGTGCATTTTTAAGACTAGGTTCTTTTGGAATTAGAGGCATTGCTGGAATCATCGGTTTAATGTCTAAAATGCAGTACCAAATGGCTCTTGTTACTGAGGGCTGGACTGAGATGGAAGCGGCTGAAATTGCATTCGGTACAGCTTCGCTCGGAGTTTTAGGTCCTATTGCGTTAGCTATTGGTGCAATTGCTGTAGCTGTTTATGGAGCCATAAAAGCTGACGAGTACCTTCGAAACGATACGTCACTCAGTATTAAGAGTTTGAGCTTACTTTGGCAGGAACACGCAAGGGTAGCAAATTCTCAAGTTGCAAATACCGTAAAAGTTAGAGAACTTGTTGACGAGTATGGTGAGCTTCAAAAGAGTCATATAAACACTAAAGATAAGGCTGAACAGATGCGTCGAATTTATGACGAAATCTATCAACTAAATCCGTTGCTGACTAAGGGTTACGACGATCAACTTAAACCTCTTGGACTTATCGCAGATGCTCACAAAGCAATTGCAGAACAACTTGAGCGTCAAATAAGGGCGCAAAAAGAGCAACAAACTCTTGCAAGCTACGGCCAACCGATCAACGAAAATCTTCAGAAAAAAGCATCATTAGAAAGCGCAATAAATTTCATCAATGCTAAGGGAGTTCAAACACCTTTACCTGCTGGAAAAACTGCGGCAGATTATCCCGGAAATGCGCATCTATATCAGAGCGTAATGCCGGGTGTAGATTACAACCCAAATGCTGTAGGAGGAAACGTCAATACAGACGCCTCTTCTGGCAAAATTTTTATCTGGGATAAAAGCGTAGAAGCACGTCAAAAAGCTATCACAGCTTTGAAGCTACAAATTCGTCAACTTGACGATCAAATGAGTGACGTCACTAAGAAGGCTAAAGACGCAATAAATCCTAAAGCTAACGGTCTAACTCTTCCTGCCGAACTTCCCTCACCTTATGCCGGAGGACTAAAGGAACTTTTGAACGTAACTAAGGAGTCCGCTGATAAGTGGAAATCTCTTGAAAATTCGTGCGCAAGAGTTACTAGCGATGTTCTTCGTGCGACAGGCTTTCAAGTTAAGTGGACTGCGAGTGCCGCAGAGCTTAAAAAACAACTCGATGATGCGGTCAAATTAGGTCATGCCGCAATCGTTCCAAGAGGTAAAGAAAAACCCGGCGATGTTGTGTTCACTCCAGGGACAGGTCCTAGTGGAATTCACGCAAGTATTTACGCAGGAAAAAATACTCTTGAAAGTGCTCGTGGATCGTCACTAACTAACTGGAAAGATGCGACAACTTATCGGCCAGATAGAACTGATTTCGATGTTGATTCTTTCAAGGAACAGCAAGACTCTAAAATGGCCGATGCAAAGCGTGCCGTTCGTGACGCTACTAGAGAGGCAACTGCGGCTGAAAAAGAAGATCAAAAGTTTAGAGAACTTTCCCTAAGTACCCTTGAAGATGTTAAGGCAAAACATGCCGAACTTATTCGAGAAATTCAGGGCGGTATCCGAACGACAAAAGAGGACACTAAAGCCGACCAACTTGCTGATGAATATCGGAAGTCTAATATTGCTCGTTTTTATGAATTAAACGACATCACAAGTCAGTTGACATTGACGACGAATAAGCATCTATTAGCGGTTATGAATTCCGTAATTGCAGAGCAGCAAAGAAATGTATCAGCTCAGCGATATATTGACACGTTAAAGCGTGTTGCTGAAATGGAAGAAACTGTTGCAAATAAAACCAAAAAAGCGAAACAAGAAGCGCAACTTGCAACGATGACTGAACGGCAACAAAAAGCAATCAAAGAATTTGGTACCGAACAGGACGGTTCTTACACTGCTATGGATACGTCACTTATGGCGATTCCTAGAGTTAAGAATCTGTATGCTCAAACTCAGGTAGCTTCTAATCAGGAAGAAGACGCAAAACATCTTCAAGAAGCCGTCAAAGCTACACGAGAAGCCTTGATGGAAGGAAAAGATGCGGCAAGTGCATACGAAAAAGCGATTGCAAAGATCGCCGAAATGGATGAATATTGGTTAGAAAATGGCCTAGCACTTCCCGAGTATCTAAAGGCTATGAATGACGAGCTTGAGCGCAAAGCAAAACTCGAAGATCGTAAGCCTTATTTTAAGGCGTTTAATCAAGCCAACAGACCCCTACAGAATTCTATCCAGGAAGGCCAGACTTGGCAGGGTGGAAAAGTCGATCAAAAATCGCAAGCAGTTGATAACTTTAAGGCAACCAATAGTGAGTATCTAAAACTCATGAAAGGTTCTGAAAACGGCGAGAACTTTGTAGCTCAGGCAAATGAGCTTGCAGATGCGTTCGCTAGAGACTGGGATTTGAAGGACAAGAATCGCCAGATTGCGGAGATGAATAAGACACTATTTGAAGTGGTGCATACTTCGCAAATGTTGGCGGCAACTGATCCGTTTAAGAAATGGCAACTTAGTCACCAACAGTATGACCCTCAAAAGAATGCTGTAACTAATCCATTTTCTGAAGCGGCACAGACAGCAGGAGTTAGTGAAAAATCTATCTTCGATGTTGAGCAAGCAAACCTGGCTCAACAGAAGCTAAATGAGATGCGCGCTACGATGCTTAAAACATCGGCAGAAATGTCGGCGCAATCTCCATTTGAAGTGTGGAAACTTCAATTCGAATACTTCAATGAAGAGACGAAAAAATGGGAACTTCCTGAGTCTATGCGCACATTCGCAAATCAGGGTGGTTTACAGAAAATTTTTCAGTTCCAACAGACCGAAGCAATGATGAAGCAGTTCGCGGATAATACTGCGGACATTATGACGAGTTTATTTAGTCAAATTGCTAATGGTGCAAAGGTCAGTTGGTCGTCGATTGGACGTCAGTTCGAAGTCATGCTATTTAAGATGGCTCAAGAGATGGCGAATAGTCAGATGAAACAGTTCTTCCAGTCGCAGATTTCTAAAGCGATTCCGGGAATGCCGGGAGCAAACGGCGCAATGAACACCGCATCAATGACACAATTTAACGCTTCTTTAACTCAATTTAGCGCCACAATGCCGACGTCTATTTCTCTGTTCCAGGAAGCGGTAATGAATTTCTCAACTGCGGTCGCTGGAATGGGTGGAAGTACGGGGGCAGGTATGTTGCCGGGAATGGGTTCTGGTGGAAGCAGTTCTGATCCTCTTGATGGGTTCGCATTAAACGGTGAAGGAATTGGGCCATTTGGAGTGACACGGATGACTCCTAAAGCTACACCAATTTACGGTCCTTCTAGCGCACTTTCTGGAGCAGGAGAATCTCACATTTCTAACTCAGAAGCAACGACCACAAACAACTTCCATTATCACATTTATGGACGTGATGATAAGACAATTAGAAACACTGTAACTCAGTCGGTTTCTGATCTGACAAAACTTCAGGCTTCGACGAAAAAAAGAGTAGGTTAAATAGTTCATGTCGCTTTCAATAGATTCATTCTCTTATATAGCAACAACTGGCGTATCAGTTGCGACGTGGAATCATACGTGTTCTGGTACTAACAGAATGCTGTGTGTTTCTGTAAGCTATAATGACTGGCACATTGACGAAGTTGCGCCAGTTACTTACGGAGGTATCCCATTAACTTATGTGCCGGGTTCTGAAATTATTTTCGGAGATCTTAGTATAGCAACAAGACTCTACTATTTAGTCGCTCCTCCAACTGGGACTTTCCCTATAGTTGTAACCCTTACCGGATCGTTCCCTATGATTAACTTTGCGACAAGTTACAATGGAGCTTCTGGCACAATAGGGACTACTAACAATGATGCCGAATATGGTAGCTCATATAACCCGACAATGGGTAGCGAACAGTACGGCGGTTGTGTCGTAGGTGTCGATCGGATATTTTTTAGCGTAACTTACAACGGAAATGGCGCTCCGACAATGGGCACCGGAAATATCGCTTTATTATCTGAAGATAATGGCGCATCTTTTGGTGCTACTCTCGTCGATATTAATCCTACTGGAACGATCGGTGGAGCATGGGCACCTGCTATTCCAGGAACGGGTTTTATTAATACGGGAGTTGTAGTGCAAGGAGGCATTCAGGTCCTTCCAGCTTTTCATGAAATTCGTATGGACCCAAGGATCGTTTATGATTCGACAGTTTCTCACGAATATTCGACCGCTATTGTGCCAGTTCCTTCTGGAGATGAGTACCGCAAACAGTTCTGGGCAACTGGTCGAAGAAAGTGGACAATTTCTAAGCAGATGTTGGACAACGATGCAATGGCTTCTTTGGTCACATTTTTTCGTGGTCGAAGAGGACGTGCTTATGGGTTCAGAATTCGTGACTGGAGTTTCTATAAAGTCACTGATATTCCGCTGCCAATTATGACCGGTACTGGCGGACTTAATGCGCAACTACAGTACACGTATGACGACCCTATAAATCCTGAGACAATTTGCATCACCAAACCTGTGCTTGTTAGTGACGTAAATAACGACATAACTCAGCCGGCATGGAACTACTCACCAGACATCACTTTGAAGAACGGTGGAGTGGCTTGGGATTCTGCTGGAAATTGGACGTTAGATCGAACCACAGGTTTGCTTACTTATGCGGCAGATCAAACTGATTCCACAATCACATGGTCTGGTAGCTTTGATTTTCCCGCAAGATTTGACTCGGATGCCGCAGCATTTAAGCGCGAAGATTTGAACATTCAGAACTGGGACGATATTCAGATCGTACAGTTAAAATTCTAAGGAAGTTTGTATGAGACCAATAAGCACTAAGTTACTCGCAGATATTCAAAACGGCGTACAAACTACTGCGACGTGTTTACGTATCGTTCGAGCAGACGGTACTCAGCTAGGATTTACTACTGCTGATGCCGGATTTAGCTACGAATTTTTGACCGTTACAGATGCCTACGGCTCGATCTATTACTCACCAGTTTCATCATTCGACCCGTCTGCACAAAGATCGACAGAAGACCTCGCAGTTGACAACCTTGAAATTATTGGCATTTTATCCGACGATGCGATTACAGTAGAGGACCTAGTTTGTGGCAAATATGATGAGGCTATTGTCACCATATTTACTGTTAACTATTTGGCGTTAAGTCACGGCGAATTAATCAAGGAACATGGATACGTTGGACAGGTCATAAAAACAGACGGCATGTATAAGGTAGAAATCATGTCTCTAATTGGCCTTCTGAAACGATTCCTAGGAATTGTAACTCAGCCTACCTGCCGTGTGAAAGTTTTTGCTGATGGAGTGGCAGGACCTTTCACCACAGTAAACGGACTTTCTTATGGCACTTGCGGACAATGTAAATTGAACCCAACTCCATTCACTTATGAAGAAACTATTTCATACGTAAACGATGAGTATCGTTTTGGTTTTAATGACACTCAAGCAACGGGATATTTTACAGATGGTATAATAACATTTACCTCTGGAATGAATAACGGAGTTTCGAGAGAAATTAACACACATACTAACGTCAGTGATGTTGCCGAATTAGTTCTCGCAGAATCGTTTCCTTTAAGCGTAGAAATTGGTGACACTTGCACCGTGATTAAGGGATGCCCAAGATCATTTTCTTTTTGCAAAGCATTAGGCAACGCGATAAACTTTCGCGGTGAACCATTCCTTCCAGGAAATCAGGTCACAACTCAAGTCGGACGAGCCCCGAGCAAATGAACCAAATAAACCCTGAAGATTTTGTCAAAAATGCACGTTCACTAGTCCCTACAAGATGGGTACACGGTGGACGTTCAAAAGACCTCGGAATTGATTGCGTGGGTCTTGTGCTTCTTGCGGCCAATATGTCTGGTGCAGAGGTTACTGTAGATTTGACTTATTCTAAAGGTGACGAATTTGTTAAACTTATTCGAGTTTTGAACGAATTTTGTGACAGAGTTGATTGCTCTTGGAATGCGGTAGAACTTGGTGACGTTTTAGTTTTCCGATCAGGTACGATGACAAACCATGTCGGGATCTACAGTGGAAACTCAAATTTTATACACTCACAAAATGGCGGGACTCGATGTGTTATTGAGCAACCGTTTTTGGGACAGTGGCGAATTGATTTAGTTCACGTTTATCGCTACAAAAAGGTTCAGTAATTATGTCAACAGTCGCATTCGGAGTTGCAGGTGCAGTTGCAGGTTCAGTTATACCCGGAGTAGGTACTGCTTTAGGGTGGGAAATTGGCACACTTTTGGGGGGAATGCTAGACCCTCAAAACAACATGAATCTACTCAAAGATTTACGTGTTGGAGGA